GCCGCTTCTTGTTTGATGGCAGCTTATGCTTGGAGCTCATTTTGTGAGGACCCGGCTGAGAAGGCGATGCAGATGTTGCTTGATCAGGCTGGGGCAAAGAGCGTTAATATCGCCATAAAGAGTCTCGGGTTGAACGGAACTTTGGAGGGGGCGATGTGTTGTGAAGGTAAGGTGCTGCAGGGGAGAGGTGTTCCTTCAAGCACTAGTGGTGATTGGGAGTATCGATGTGACCCTATTGCTGTTCAAGACCATCTACACCACATCCCCATCGATGTTTTGCGTTCATCAGTGCGTTACATTTTGACGCAAGAGTTGGGAGAGGAGCAGCTTGATTTCGGGTCACTGCAAGACAGCTGGAACGGTCGGTGGGGTTGGTGCGTGAATGGCGCTCATTCAAAGTCTCTGGAACGGTTCAAACCTGAGTTTGCTGTTAAAGATGAGTGTCTTAAAAATAAGCGATTGCACAGAAGGGTTTTTGCTGAACACGTATCGGAGGAACCCATAAGCGAGTGGGACGGAGTTAGCTACTTCAATCAGTCTGAGAAGTTGGAAGTCGGAACATCGCGGGCAATCTACGGGTGTGATTCTCTCACTTATTTCGCCTTCGAATATCTTCTTAGACCTGTCGAGCGAAAGTGGCTAGGTAGGAGGGTTATCTTGGACCCGGGAGCTATTGGGACGTTCGGGATGAGTCGAAGACTAAGGAGGATGCACTCACATTCGGCTGGTATACATGTGATGTTGGATTATGATGATTACAACTCTCGCCATTCTCTAGATGTCCAGGCTATGGTTATTGAAGAGTTGGTTAGGTTGACGGGGTTCGACGTTACGTTAGGGAGGACACTGGTTGACAGCTTTCATAAGAGTTATCTGATCTCTCCGAAATCCGGTGAACTATTGAAGGTGGCTGGTACTCTTATGAGTGGGCACAGAGCTACAACGTTTATAAACTCTGTTCTGAATTACGCTTATATTGAGGCATGTCACCCTCGTCTCAGGAGTATGTTGTCTATGCACGTGGGTGATGATGTTTATATCAAGGCGGACAGTTACAGTGAAGGGTTTGGTCTGTTATCATCTTGTAAGGCTGCTGGGCTGGCGATGAACCCTGTGAAACAAAGTGTTGGCTCTGAGACTGCGGAGTTCTTGCGAGTAGCTTACCGTCCAAGACACGCTTGCGGCTACTTGCTGAGAAGTATCTCGAGTTGTGTGTGTGGTAACTGGGCCAGCGAGACAAAGCTTAACTACGACGAAGGTTTACGTACAATTGTGAACCACGCTTGGACGTTAGGAAACAGGGGTGGTGACAACTCTATGGGGATGTTGTTACAGCCGGCTCTCAAGCGAATTTGTCGGGTGACTGGGAAAGTTGCGAAGGGTATACTATCTGGTGGTTGGTCTATTGGAGGAGGACCGTTTCGGTATGCTGGAGAAGGGTCAAGGCAAGTATTCGTTCGGTGTAAGCAGAATAATTGGCTAGCAAAGTTGGATCAAGAAATCAAGACTTGTAGCAGTAGTGCTAC